CCGCTGGAGCTCAGACAGCCGATCGGCTCTGATCTTCGCACAGGCAGGGCAGAGGCCAGACACCAGGTCGGCGCAGTTGAACAGCTCGAAGCACGAGCGACAGCGAATATAACCCGTCATGTTGAAAACTTCACCCCGTCCGCATAAAATAAAAAAGAATTGTGTGTGAAAGTAAGTAAATAACTATAACAACATAGTCTTACTAAACGTCTTATATAATATAACGTCTATTTATGGGGTCAAAATTTGACCCCTATTCTCAAAATACAGGTCAAAATTTGACCCCTATTTTTATTTTAGGCTTTCGGCAGTCTACAAATAAAACAGGTTTTCCACCGAGTTTTCAACATTCCGGCTCCAGGATTTTCCCGGTCTGGAAGTCAAAATAGATCAGCCTGCCGCGCTGCGTGCGTCGTCCTTCTGGTTCTTTTCCCTGGAGTCGCCCAGCATGGGGGAGGCCATTTCTTGCAGACGGCCCAGCAAGAGCAGCTGATCGCGTTCTGACAGCTTTTCATACAAGGCCAGCATTTCACGCCCGTTCTCGGATATTCCGGGGACGGGCTCTTTTTTTATGACCACAGGTGCCCCGGCATTCTCGCCGGTCAAAAGATACTCGGTTGAACATCCGATGAATCCACAAATGGCTATTATATATTTTGATGGCGGGTCGGTGTTCCGCTGTTTCCAGTTCGAGATCGTAGTCGGATGGACGCCTAGAGCCTTTGCTAATCCATACGCAGTGAGCCCGCGGAGATTCAATTCGTCGAAAAGACGTTCACAAATTGTCATGTTTCACCTCAACCGGTATACAGTTTGTCTAAAAAACAAGGAAAATGTTCTACATTTATCTACGGTTGTTTAGCAGTCGTTTGTTGACTTGATAGTCAAATGTGGTATAATACTTATAGAGGATAAGCCAAAGAATTAAGGAACAACTTGCAAGAGAAAGGATAACTAACCATGAAAAACCTGAATGAGATGAGCAAGGCCGAGATGGAGCAGGAGATCAGCTTCGCTAAGGAGTTCGTGAACAACGGGGGCTGCATGAACAAAGAGCAGTGGGCTCGCATCTTCAAGATGGTGCAGCTTGTCAAGGAGGGCTGAACATGGCAACGAAGCAGCAGGAGCGCGAAGCACTCGACAAGATCGCCGAGATCATCAAGGGACTGGGCCAGGACAGCTACATTGCAGCTGCCTTCGACGGGTGCCTTGATATGGCAGAGGACAACATCGGCAACGACTTCATGTGCAGCATGAAGGCGAGGGCCGAGGACGCACAGCAGGAGGTCGCCAGCCTCCTGGTCGAGAACCGCAAGCAGGCGGACAGCTTGCAAGCACTGTCCGAGGCCGTTGCCCAGAAGCAGAAGAACATCGACGGCAGGGACGAGCAGATCGCCAACCTGAACAGCATCATCAAGATGCAGGCCGACAGGATCAAGGAACTGGAGGAGGGCGTCGAGAGCTCCGCGAGCCGTGTCACGGCCCTGGAGAACGAAAACGTCCACCTGAAAGCCCGCCTGTACGACATCCTGATGAAGTGAGGAGGACTGAACGATGATCGTAAATCAGAGCAATCTCTGTCAAGCGTACAAAATCCTGAACGCCCTGAGCCGCGAGTTCATCCCGAAGGACGGAAAGCTGGAATCCTACATGGCCGACCTGAAGCGGAGCATCCGAGCCTGCACCAACAGCCCAGCTCCCGACTCCCGGATTGTGAAGGAATACGGCATTGATGGCTACATCGAGCTGTACACCTTCCCGGAGAAGCTGGCCTCTGCCACCCGCGACGAGGCGGAAGAGTGGTTCGACGAAAACTGCTGGTTTTCCGGTGGTGGCGGTCAGTACGACTGCACCGGAGAGAAGTTCACCCAATGGCGGTACGTTTTCCGGCGCAACGACAGGTGGCTTGCATATCATTCAGTCGGATTCGACGTGTAACAACCTGCCTGACGATGGCCTCCGGCAAAGGCCGAAACCACCTGGCAGCCAGCCAGGGTAGGTCGTGGGAGCCAACAAGAGCAGCCGACCGGCTGCAAACCCACAAGCACCTGAGAGGAGATAACTAACCATGACCGATAAGAACAACGTGGAGATCAAGGCAGGGGACATCGTGGAGATCACCGGCGCCTACTTCAAGAACGACAACGCCCTCTACTTCGTCGAGCACATCCCCGGCGACCCCGGCTGGATTGGCGGCGACATCTGCTTGCACATGATCGGCAAGTCCGGCAAGCTCTCCAGCGCAAAGTATGCGACCGCCTTCTGGCCGCTCAAAGCCTACGTCAGCAACCGCGTCAAGGCTGCCCAGGCCCGCATCTGGAACAAGGAGCACGCCCAGATCGAGGTTCGCACCGACATCGACCAGAGCTTCGTTGCTGAGTGGTTCCGCAAGGCGGCTGACGACCTGTCTGTGACGATCGAGTGGAACAAGCTGCATTTCGGCGAGGACTGCCAGGACGTCAAGCGAGAACTGAAAACCGAGGCTCACCTCCGGGCTGTGGCCGCTCGGCTCTCCGGCAACGTGAGGAGCCTGCACTTCATCGGTACGGACGACCTCAGCCGTGAGGTATTCGTTGATGAACTGGGAACGGTTTGGAAGTACACGGAACCCGGCTCGATGCCGCGGGAACGGCACGACAAGCTCTATGCTGCATCCAGCAACGACCGGGACGGTGAGCCCGGTCTGCCGATGTCGGATGCTTTCGACTATCAGATCATCTACGAAGGACAGGAGGCCTAAACCATGAAGGTGCTTTCCAACAGAACCAAGATCGCCGCGGCGATCAACTTCAGCCGGTACCCCGTTATCCGCATCGACCTGAGCAAGACCGATCTCTACGGCGTCGTGGGTGCGCCGGTCAGAATCGACAACGGCACGTTTACGACCGGCGAGCCGTATTTCGTCCGCGGCTATCTCCGTACATTCAAGGACGAGAACGTCCTGACGTTCGACGCTGGAGGCGTCGCTCTGAAAGCGAACCTCAGCTACAGCGATTACGAGCGGATGCTGGAGTACACCAACGCTCCAATCGTGAAGCCCGATCAAGACATCCTGGTTTGCATGGTGGACAGCGAGCGCCGCCTAGTCTACGACCCGGTCGTCCTGCGGACAGGGAAGCGCGTTGACCCGTACTGCATGACCCCGCTCGATCTGGAGCGGTGCAAGATTCCGGCTGCGGAGGAGGTGGAGCGCAATGCCTAAGTACCCGAAGGGCCACAAGGATGTCGTGTTCTTCGCGCCAAAGTCAAAGCGCGGGAGCCGCCCGATCGCCGGTTCCACGACTGCGACCAACGATTTTCTGGTGCTGGTACACGAAACCTACCCGGAGGCCACGATCTCCCGGTTGAAGGAGCTCCTGACCGATCGTTCCAAGTTCATCCTCAACCCGGAGGCCGTCGCGGTTCTGGATGCTTACATCACCCGCGGCTACGGCGACTTCGTTCCCGAATGGAGGTAAAGATCATGGCAGACATCAAAGACAAGATTGCAAAGCTGCTGGCCCTGGCAGAGAGCCCCAACGAGGCGGAGGCCAAGGCCGCGCTCCTGAAGGCCCGCGAGCTGATGGCAAAGAACAAGCTCACCCCGGAGGAGTGCAAGGAACAGAAGAACCAGAAGCTCGTCAAGGACTTCACCGACATCCAGTGTACAGCCATGACAAACCCCTGGGCGGCCTCCCTCTCGGCGGTGATCGCCGATAACTATTGCTGCCGCGCAATCAGCCGGAAGCGCAAGGGCTATAAGACGGCAACCGTCGGCTTCATCGGTCTGGAGGACGACTTCGAGATCTGCAAGAAGATTTTCCTCTATGCCTACAACTGCATCGTTTCAACCTGTAAGCGCGAGATCGAGAGGAACCCCTGGGACGATCGCGGAACCTACCGCAAGGCGGTGAATGCCTACGGCTGGGGCTTTTGCGAGGGCCTGCGGGATGCGTTTGAGGCTCAGAAGGAGGAGCACCAAGAATGGGGCCTCGTCATGGTGACACCACAGGCCGTCGTCGAGGAGGCGGACGGCCTGGGCAAGCCAAGGGCGATCGGCAGGAACGAGGTTGACATGGACACCCTGGGAGCTAGACAGAAGGGCTACCGGGACGGCCTCAAGTTTGACCCGAACTCCAGGCTGGAGGGCAGGCCGGAACGCGCTCAGCTGGCGTCGTGCCGGTAAACACCCGGTATCAGTATAGCGCACCGGGAAGCAAAACACAAGAAATAAGCCTTATTTTTAAGGCACGAAGGAGGCAGAAAAACAATGAAAACTGCGAATCGCACAAAACCGAAGACCGACTTCGGCATCGAGGTGCGCGTCTTTACCGCGCAGACCGGCATGACCGTGAAGGAGCTGGCCGAGCGCGCAGGCGTCAAGTACACCACGCTGGTGGAAACCACCACGGGCCGCTGTGCTGGGCACCAGCTCATTCCCGTGGTTCGGGAGTTCATGCAGAACTACCGGAAGGAGGAGTAATTGTGGCAGCGAAGGCGAAGATCAACACCGCCCGCGACCTGTTCTATTTCTCAGACGACATCATGAGGATCACGGGCTTTTCACAGAGCAAGAGCTACAAGATCATCAAGCAGATGAACAAGGAGCTGGAGGCACAAGGCAAGCTGACGTTTGAAGGCCGCGTCAGCAAGCGGTACTTCAACGAGCGGCTGGGCCTGGATGTGGACACCCGGCAGAAGAGCCGGGCATGAGGAGGTAACACGATGGAGAGCACAAGTTTCACCCTGAGCGTCAAACAGGAAGCGGCACCCCGCCCGAAGCGGAAGGCCAAGAAGCGGGCTGTATGGCCCCATCTGCTGATGCAGGCATTTCTCGCGGCGGTGCTGCTGTACCTGGGTATTATGATTGCCCAGAGTGCGAGCATCCATACAACCGGCGCAGGCAACGTCGTTCTGGCGGCTGCCGCCCTGGTGTTCACAGGCTGGAAGCTCCACGATCTCGGAGCTGATGAATGAGAGGAGAACTCAACATGGCAAAGATGTTTGATGGCAAGAAGGTTTACGACCGGGAGTCGTTCAGCTATGAACTGGCGAAGATCGGCGACTATGTGACGGAGGAGGTCGTGGACGACGCGATCAACTGCCTGCCGCCCGCATCCATGACCGCCCACTGTTCCCAGATGGGCGAGCCGATCAGCGACCGTTTCGACCCGGACAACCACCGCTGGCGGGCAACCTACGAAACCTTCACGAAGGTGGCTGAGGACGTCTGGAGGTACTGCGGCGACTGCTTCCGTGGCGAGATCGCCCAGCGCGGCAGGCCGCTCGTCTACGTCGGCAAGGGCCAGAGCTGAGGAGGTGAAGATCATGACGTACTATCCCATCAATGAGGACACCGCCAAGCGTGCGAACGACGCCAACTCGTTCCGCGACTACAAACCCGGCAGCGCGACGGCTGCCTACCGTGCCGAGGTGGACAAGGCCGCTGCCCTGGTTGAGAAGCAGAAGGCCAAGGTTGACCCCATGCACCATGACAAGCTGGATGGCCTGCTCGATCGGTACGCACACCGGCTCGCGGACTACTACAACGACTACTACCGCAACGAGGCGGCGTGCCCGTCCATCCTCATTACCGGCGGCGCAAATTTCCCGGTTGCGAAGAAGGAAAAGCAGAACGC